GCCGGCTGACGGAGCGCTGATATCACATCAGTGCATGCGCCTTCGGTCTCCTCACGGGGACCGGATCCAGAGACTACCCTGGACTTCGTTCTCGTCTTGCGACGAATGGCAAAAGGTAGACTCGAGGTAATACCTCGAACTACCCCGTACATCATGACAACGTCACGGTACGCTACATCTTCCAGATTATCTTTACAAGGAAGATGGATCAACTCAGTCCATTTCCAACACTGCAGGTTTTTATCCCATGCAGCGAAGGGCGAGGACATGAATTGATCTAATGTAACGGTGAAACAAGTATCTACGGGACCCCGGAAGGGGCGACATAGGCGCAAGTTTCGCGGCACGAGGTTCCATAGGAACCTTCGCGCCTTGTAAAAGAACAGAAATGTCCTTTCACTTCGGTACATTAAGTTGTACGTCTTAAATATTGACTCGAGTGAATCGAGCCGATAGTCAAGTATGTACGGTCTAACATCTAGACCATGCCACCAATCTGCACCACACGACTCCCGAAAAGGCCCAGATAAAAAGGTCTTATCGGTGTTTGTCTCAAAGCCTATGCCCCGTAAAAGGAGCACAAGCTCTGAGGCTGTTGATTTGCGCACGATAAGGTCATCCCCGTAGACTGAGAAGTCAAAGGGAGCCGCACCGGTCGCGTGACAAGCAGCACCAAACAAAAGCGATTCGAGTGGAAAACAGAAACCATTACCCATCGAGCAGAACTTTTCGTATCTTTGTCTGTTTGAATCGATACTAAAGTTCTTGCTCCTGATTGCGTTCAGAAAATCGAACCAGTCAGGCGGAAGGAGGTAACGAACCAACTCAATCGAAATGCTATCGCTAGCACTCGATAAGTCGATCGTCACATATCCATCCGGTAGGTCCCAGCTGCCCTCGCGGGCTCGCTCGGAATTCTTGCTTTGATCGGACAAATCGATACCCACTCGAAGGAGTCTCCTCCTCATGAGTTTATCGATCGCCTTTTGAAGCATAGAATTAAGTAATGGTTCAACGGCTATAGACCTTTCTGTCTTAGCCGTTTTGGGAACGAAAGCGATCTTGTTGTAGTTCACTACTGACACACGCTGCATAAATGCACCTCGAGCCTCCTCAGGATCGAAGCAGATGAAGTGATTACCGTTACCACGAGTTTGTAAAAACTCGAAGGCATGGTAATCACTAATCATCATAGCGCGGCCGTAATGTAAAGCCTCAGGTGTCACAGACCAATTAGAGTTTAGTTTCCTAGCTCTGTTGGTACAATTTCCGTGAACACCTATAGAGGCTCCAGGGCCCATATCTGCCTGAGAGTAAATCTCAGACAACCGGGGTAGTTCTCCTAATACGTTATGTATCCAGGATCGCATCACCCATAGGTTGGAAGAAAGATAAGGATCCCTCAAGAGGGACTTATCACGAAAAGCCTCGTTAATCCTAGCGCAAGAGCGTTCGGACTGCAGAAACTTTTCGACGGCTGCTTTCTGAGGATCAAAAGGATTGAACTCAGAAGGAAAGTCGTATTTCTTTATCAGATATGCGAATTGAGTCACTGCAAAATAGCGTGCAGGGTCCGAATACGACTGTGCGGACAAAGACTCAATTAACTCGAAGCACTCAAGAATCCTCGTCTGCTTAAGTAAATCAAGCAGTTGGAAACCCTCAGGGTGCTCCGGATTGCCACTGGCTACGGCATGAAACAACTTTATATAGTTGTTCCATGCAGTCTTTTTCAGCTTGCTGTTCAGAGATCTTCTCTGATCTGTCAGCTTGGGGGTCATCGCGATCTCCTAAGTAAAAAGACGCCTCAGCTATCACAGCCGAGACGAGACGTGGGTCTACTCCAAACAAGTACGATGCTAAGATTACTGCCGGGGCAAAACGTAGTTTCTTACTAGTAAGAAATTTGTTGAGCTTTGACATGTGTCTTAAACGCCGCGCTTGCTAAGAAGGAACCCATATCATTGAGGAGAGCGTCAATGTCAGCGCTTGCGATACCAACGGGGATAGCAACATCGATACTTAGGATACTTTCACCAGTAGGTGTCAGTGCCCCAGTAAGAGTTGCCGTCCGCGTCAATTTCGCTTGCGTACGACTTACACCACTGAAAACGGAACTAGCCTTAGGCGCAATGCGCTTAAGTTGAACGTCATCCTTAATGGAGACGGTCTTGCCAGTGCCGATGTAGCCAACAGTGTTTTGTTGGAAACTATCAGCGGTATAGGTTTTTGCATTGATTGTAAGTGACATCGGAATAAATCCTAAGAGTGTTTGCCGGAAATCCGGCGGGAACGTCTAACAGACTCTATAGCGTCGCTGGATCTCTCGATCCAGCGAAGCGTAGACTGTGCGACGGCTAGAGCGTCCAAGGTGCGAGTCAACTGGTCGAATCGAAAATCCGACTTAATGACAACACCAGGGTTGCTTAAAGCGCCTCTTGTAGTGGTCTCAAGGATGCTAGTACAGGATCCTTGAACGGGTCGGTCTAAACGATACTTAGCTGTGGTTGTTGAACAACCAACAGCGGTATACGTGGTTGACTTTTCCCTGTTAATGACCAAACAAGAACCGAGTTGCGTGACACCAGGAGTTGGAACGAGTGCTGCAAGACAGGAGCCAATATTGGCAAACCAGTCGGCAACGAAGGATAAAGTAGTAAGCTCCCAAGGGAGCATATACAATCCTTTAGCATCAAAACCGGCGCGTGAAGCGGCGGTAGCGACATACTCGTCCAGCGACATACCTCGGACGGTGATACGATCCTGAATCAGTATCTGATTCTGAACGCGTACTACCCCGTAAGTGTTCGCCACTAATTTGGTTTCCAAACCGCTTAGTGAAACCGTCGAACGTGTAGTTTGACGGACTTTCTCCGGTGAAGTGCCAAGACTTGCCATGACATTATTAATGTCGCTAAGAAGGGGGGCTACCCCATATCGTGCTAGAAGGTAAAGATTACTGATAGCCACAAATTTCGAACGAAGACGAGTCTTCATAATGATCTTTGTGAAATTCTCAGTAATACTTCCAACTAGTCCGATAGTCTGGTTGATCTCAGCAAGGGTCTCGTATATGTTTGACGAGCTCCTACCACGATCACCCATTACCTTAGTCGACGCCTCTATGACCGCGTCGCTGATATCACTATCAGAAACGCGACTAAGAGATGGCAAGATGCCAGCGGAACCTCCGCCAGCAAGCATAGCGAAATATGGGTATATAGACCCATCCATCTTGTACTCCCATCCTTGGGGTTCAAGAACGTCATGGATCAAATACCCTTCGCCACTTACCACGAGGACTTCGTTCCGAGTTTTGTTCATCGGGTTGAATATCACTTCACCCTTTGCACGACGACTCGAAAACTTAGGCGTTATAGTGTCAGACATGGTTTCAATTAGACCGCTACGAACAGTAGACAGGGTAGAACCAGTCGACGTGAATCCCACTAGGGGATCGGTCGATCGGCCATACTCTGTGAATGTAGGTGCGGTCCCAAATTGGCCACGTGAACGATAACGCATGTTTGCCTCCGTCAGATTGACAAGTCACCCAAACAAGGGTGCTCGATGCATCACTATGATGCGTTGATTCAGTACGCGCCGAACTTGAGCATTAGGGATATGAGTCTTTTAGGTTCTCATATTAGATTCCCCTCTGCACAAGCAGGATGTACTAGTTGGCCCCCGA